AACTACCTAGACGCAAAGGCTGCGCCACGCTAGCCTGCCTCTCGCGGAGGTGCGCCGATGGCATGGACAAGCACAGACCTGAGCAACCTAGAGGACGCCATCGCACAGGGCGTCACGACCCTGGTGATCAACGGCAAGACGATCACCTACAGGTCGCTCGCGGACATGCTTGCGCTGCGTGACGTGATGCGCCGAGAGATCGGCCTGTCTACCGCACAGAACGGAAAGCGCGTCACCTACACGCGCTACAAGAGGGACTGATGGCGACATGGTGGGAGCGATGGATCGGCGCGATGACGCCAGAGCGCCCGCCGCAGCGCAAGGCGGCGAAGGCCAGGCACGTCCGGCGCTATGAGGCCGCCGCGTCCGGTCGCCTGACCGCTGGCTGGGTCGCCGGCACAACCGGACCTAACACCGAGGTCTGGAACGCGCACATCAGCCTGCGCGACCGCTCCCGCGACCTCGTGCGGAACAACGCGCTCGCCACCCGCGCGATCACGGTGCTGACCTCGGCGCTGGTCGGCGACGGCATCCGTCCGCAGCCGCGCTCGGGTTCGGCTCGCGTGGACGAGGCGCTGACGCGACTGTGGTCGATGCTCGGGACCGAGATCGACGCCGCCGGCCGCCTGGACGTGTACGGACTGCAAGCGCAGGCGGTGCGCGCGTGGCTGGAGTCTGGCGAGGTGTTCCAGCGTAGGCGTTGGCGGCGACCGGACGACGGTCTGCTCGTGCCGATGCAGGTGCAGATGCTTGAGGCAGACTACCTTGCCGACAGCAGCTTGTGGATCGGGCGCGACGACAACGAGCGGTTGCAGTACGGGATCGAGATGGACGCGGTGGGCAGGCGCACTGCGTACGCCATGTATCGACAGCATCCCGGCGAGAGCAACAGCCTGACCGCTGCGGGGCTGCAGTACGTCATGGTCCCAGCGTCGGAGGTGTCGCACGTCTACCGCGCCGACCGCCCCGGCCAGTTGCGCGGCGTGCCGTGGCTCGCTGCGGTCATGCTCGACCTGCGCGACCTTGACGATCTGGAGCACACCGAGATCGTGCGGCAGAAGATGCAAGCTTGCCTCATGGCCGTCCGCAAGACCTCGTCGCTCGACCCGGTCGGCATCAGCGATCAGGTCGAGCAGGACGACGACGGCCGCTGGATCGAGGACATGGTCCCCGGCATGGTGGCCAAGCTGCCCGACGGCGAGGACATCAGCTTTTTCGGCCCGCAGCAGTTCGGTGGCTTCGTCGAGTCGGTGCAGCACTACCAGCGGATCGTGGCGGTCGGCTCGCAGGTTCCGTACGAGCTGCTGACCGGCGACCTCTCAAACGTCAACTACGCTTCGATCCGCGCTGGCGATCTGGAGTTCCGGCGGCTCGTGTCCGCGCTGTGCCGTCAGGTCGTGGTGCCGCACGTCTGCCAGCCGGTGTGGGCCTGGTTTGTCGAGGCGGCTGAGCTGTCGGGTATGATCCCGCAGATGACGCCGCAGCAGCGCATGATGGCGATGCGTCCGATCTGGCACCCGCCGCGCTGGGTCGCCATCGACCGCGAGGCTGAGATCAAGGCCGACATTCTGGAGATGCAGGCCGGCACACGCACGCTCGCGCAGGCGGCCGCGGAGCGCGGCCAGGATTGGCGCTCGCTTTTGGCGCAGCTCGCCGAGGAGCAGGATGCCGCCGCCAAGCTTGGCCTGAGCCTGACCGGTTTTGGCAGCAAAAGCCCGTCGCAGTCGGTCACGATGCCTGCGGACACGACGCAGACGCCCGACGTTGAGGACGATACGCCAGCGGACGACGAGCAGGCCGACGACGTTGCGGACGACGCCAACGACGCTGAAGACGAGGACGCCGCCTAGTGATTCGCCAGCGGTCAACAACGCTATTGACTTTCGGTCAACAACGGCGGCAACCTTAGCGCGGGAGGCCAGAATGCCCGACGAGCAGCGACAATCCACGACCGTCTACCGCCGCGCCGCGATGGAGCCCAAGAGCTACAACGCGGAGGAGCGCACTATCGATGTGGTGTGGACGACCGGTGCGGACGTGGTGCGCGTGGACCCGTGGACGGGCAAGCGGTACACCGAGCGCTTGGACGTCAAGGGCGCTGACCTCTCCCGACTGAACGATGGCGCGCCGTTCCTCGACTCCCACGATTCGTGGTCGAGTCGTAGCGTGATCGGCGTTGTTGTCCCCGGTTCGGCGCGCATCGAGAACGGTCGTGGAGTGGCGAAGATTCGCCTGTCTGCCGCCGATTCTGCTGCCGACGCGGTGCAGAAGATCGTTGAGGGGACGCTGCGAAACATCAGCGTCGGGTATTCGGTTCAAGAGTGGGCAGTCGAAAAGGACGAGCGTTCTGGCAGTGAGCTGCGGACCGCAGTCCGATGGCAGCCCGCAGAACTTTCAGGCGTGCCGATCCCGGCCGACGCAGGGGCGCAGGTCCGCGCCGCAGAGCGGGAGCAACCCGCGCAGGAGAATCCGATGACGGAGCAGACCAAGCCGGCTGAGGTCCACGACCTCGACGCCATTCGCGCCGCCGCCGCCGCCGATGCCGAGAAGGCCTCTGCCAAGCGCGCTGCGGAGATCCTCGACCTCGGCAAGCGCCACGGCTACGACGTGACCGCGCACATCGCCAACAACGACAGCATCGACAAGGTCCGCGCGGCCATCCTCGACGCTCGCGCTAAGGCCGACAAGGAGACCGAGATCGCCGGCACGCACGGAGCTCAGGTCCGCGCTGGTCGCAGCCACGTCGAGCAGGTGCTGGAAGGCATTGAGAACGCGGTTGCGCACCGCTCGCTGCCGCGTGGCACCGTCGAGCTGACGCCGGCTGGTCGGCACTTCCGTTCGATGGACCTGGCTCGGATGGCTGAGGTCATGCTTCGCGAGCAGGGCATCGACACCAACCTGATGAGCAAGCGCGAGATCGGCAAGGCTGCGATGAAGGTGGACGGCATCCGCTCGTTCAGCTCGGCGCACACGACCGGCGATTTTCCGTACATTCTCGCCAACGTCGCGAACAAGTTCTTGCTGATGGGCTACGACGCCGAGCCGATGACGCACATGCCGTTCAGCTACGAGCGCACCGTGCAGGATCTCAAGCAGGTCTCGACGGTCCGCCTTGGCAGCATTTCGGCTCTGCCCAAGGTCGTCGAAGGCGCGGAGTTTACCTACGCGACCATCGGCGAGGAGCGCGAGCAGTACAGCGTCGCCAAGTACGGTCAGATCCTCCCGTTCACGCTGGAGATGCTGATCAACGACGACCTCAGCGCCTTCAGCCGTCTGGCCGAGGAGCTGGGTCGCGCGGCCGGTCGCACCGAGCTCGACCTCGTGTACGGCTCCAGCGGCGTGCTCGGCAGCAACAGCGGTGCCGGCGAGGCGATGGGCGACGGAAACAACCTGTTTGACGCCAGCCACCACGGCAACCAGGCGGCCGGTCACACGGCGCTCTCGGCTTCGGGTTGGGCGGCTCTTCGCCTCCTGCTCCGCAACCAGACCGACGTCAACGGCAACCGGATCAACTTGTCGCCGACGATGCTGCTGGTCCCGGCCGCCTTGGAGACGACCGCCGAGCAGCTCGTCAGCGGCGTCTCGCTGCCGGTGACCGACGCGACCGCGCAGAGCCCGACGCTCCGCGCGCAGACCGTCATCGTGGAGCCGCGCATTGACGACATCAGCAACGGCAGCTCCGCCTACTACGCCATCAGCAAGCCCTTCATTGAGTTGGGCAAGTTGGCCGGTTACGAGCGCCCGACCTTCGAGTCCTTCGAGCAGCAGGACGCTGACCAGATCGGCTACAAGGTGCGTTACTTTGTCGCCGCGAAGGCCACCGACTGGCGGCAGATCGCTCGCGATCCGGGCGCGTAGTTCTGACGGGGAAGCGGCGGCAACGGGTCGCCGCCTCCCGCAAACCTGAGGCTGTGGGGCAGCCTGGAGGAAAGAGACATGACGATCAAAGGCGTTCAGCCGGGCAAGATCCTGAGCATCACTGCAGGCGGTGCAGTCGCCAGCGGCAGCGTGCAGCAGGTCGGCTCCGAGTTCATCGGCGTCGCGCTCGACGCGGCATCGGCGTCCGGTGTCGTGTACCCGCTCGCGACCGAGGGCGTGTTCACCATCAACAAGAAAACCTCGGAGACGTGGGCCATCGGCGACTCGCTCTACTGGGACTCGTCGGCGTCCACCGCCAGCAAGACCTACGTCGCTGGCGCTGCGGACAACTTCGTCGGCGTTGCGACGGCGGTGGCTGCTGCTGCGGCGACGAGCGGCAACTGCAAGCTGCGTGAGGGCGCGTCTCCGCTCGGCGCGCTCGTCGGCCAGCTCAGCGGTACGCAGCTCGCCAACACGGCGGACGATGCGGCCGTCGGCGGAATCCCCGTTGTCCACATGATCGACATCCCCGCCACTGCCGGCGACACCGACGTCACCTTGACGCACAAGACGCGGTTTTTCCGCTTCGACTGCGTCAAGACCGACGAGGCCGGTCTGGCTGGCGGCACGCTGACTGTGAAGAACGGCAGCACCGCGATTACCGACGCGATCGCCTGGGACAACACCGTCAGCGACAAGGACGTCTCGCAAGCCGGCACCCTCGACGATGCTCAATGGGCGGTCGCTGCCGGCGGCACGCTCAAGGTGACCACGTCGCATAACCAGTCGCGCGGCTACGTCATCGCCTACGGCCTGCGCGTCGCGTAAGCCAGGGCCGGGCAACCGGATAGCGCCCGGTCTCGGCATAGTCGGGGCCGGGCGCTTTCGTCGGAGGGGTGATGCTGTCGTGGGCTGACCTAGAGGACCGGATGGTGACGACGCTCGTCGCGAGTCCGCTCGGGCAGTCGGTGAC